GAGATGTTCTGCGTTAAACATTGGATCTCCTAGTTATTCTTTGGAATTTGGATTAGTAATTACTTGCCCCAACGGGACAGTGCCTGGACATAGACAGACATTGACTCATTGATAGGACCATTCTCAACTTGCACATCCTCAGTTACGGTAGTAACTTCTGGTTTTGTTGAGAAATATGATTCACGGAGGGTAGAAACTTTCTCACGGAATGCTTCTTCATTTTCAAACTCAACAGCTTCTGCCAAGGATCCGAGTTTCTCACGCTGAGTGAGACTCAAACCTTCGGAGATTTCTGTCACAATCCCATTCTTGATATAGTTGCCGACGCTCTTATTGAGACCGACGTTTTCTTCAATAGACTCGTTGAGTTTTGTTTCCATGGTCTGAAGTTGCTCTTGCATTTCGTCTACAAGATCAACTTTCTCGTCGGGAAGATCGATGAAATTCTCGACGAAAACTTGCTTGATTCCGCTCAATACAGACTCAGCCATCTCAGACTTAATGCCGTGCTCGACCGCGAGCTCGTTATTCTTCATCCAATTGGATACGGCATAAGTGAGATACTCATCAACTGATTCAGCCAGTTGAGTCTTGACGGTATCAATTTCTTCTTCAAGGACCTTTGCATAGTCCTCGTGCATACGCTCCAGTTCTTCATTGATTCTGGAAACGACCGCTGCTTCAAAGATAGTCTTTGCTTTCTCTTTGAATTCTTCGGTAAGGTCTTCACCTTCTGTGAGTGCAGCAACATCAGCAGACAGATCCACCTCAATGACGGTCTCTGTTGATGCTTCTGTTTCTGCGATCACTTCGCCCTCAGGCTCATGACCTGCCTTTACATCACCCTTAGCAGCAAATTCTGCTTTAGCGCCAGATGCATCAGAAGGCTTAGTTGTAGGAGCCGAAGCAAACCCACCAACTACAGTCTTCATCTTATTGCTGTCGTCATCAGGCTTACTGTTAAAGGGTGTTGGACCTCCGAGGTCTTGTACTCCAGCGAGACTACTACCGTCAGAACCCAGTTTTTGCTGAGGGTCGGCAGGTTTAGCGCCAGCAGTTACACTCGATTCATCCAGAGTTGTTTCAATCTCTTGTGACATTATAGTCTCCGTGGTACAAACGTGCGATTTGCTATGAATTATTTATACTTATAAATTTTTCAGGAATTGATGAAACGCGGAAAGTTTCATTTCTTCTAACTGATTTTGGTGGGCATTGTCAATTCTATGTTTGATTTGCTCAATGCTTTGCTCTCGGACTGCGCCTCCAGCAAGTACCCACTCCCTACCTTCCATAATGCCATTCACAAAAGCATCTGGTGCAGATGGATCTGCTACAATATCTGCAGCAGTTGCCAGCATGAAGTCGTCTGCGACAACTTTCATTCCATTTTCTTCTCTAATAGATCCTAAACCTCTAGAAGAGACGCCAAGTTTCACACCCTCATCGAGCAGAGACTTAGCAATGTTACCCATAGGGGTATCAAGAATACGTGCTTTACCCATAAAATTATTACCCTCTCTTGTTAGAGATGTAATAAGATGAGAGACGCGATCAAGATTAAGAGTAGGACCATCGGGATGACCCAACTCACCAAGTGCGCGACCTTTGGCAATGTAGTTCTCATTATATTTATAGACTTCTCTTTCGAGAGTTTCTACAGGATACATTCTACCGTTACGGTTTTTGATTGCACCTTGAAGAAAAACCCCTTCGATGAAGTGATTCTTCTTACCATTTTTGCCCTCAGTAATAACTACTTTGGCAGTTTCAATTTCTTCCCTAATCAGTTTCATTGTTTTCCTCTGGTGGTGCAGCGTCTACAGGTTGCTCAGTATTCTCAGGACCGTCTTCCTGTGGGGCAAATAGTTTTGCTCCCATTTCTTTTTTCTTCGCATCAATCTGGTCAACAGCAACATTTTTCATTGCAGTATCAACAAAATCTGAAAGATCTTTTTGACCTGCAAACAAAGCATTTACAATATCAAGCGCGGAATCGGTAGGCATAATTAAAATTAATTTGTAATACTATTTAGATATTTCCTTTTTCATAGTCAGCGGGATCCAATCCTTCTTCCTCTTCAGGTTCAGGAGGTTGCAGACTTAGTGCCATTTGCTCATGCTCCATTTGCTGCATTGCCATTGGATCAATGAGTTTCCCATCATCAATTTCTTTCGACATCTGCTTGTCGATCTCATTCAACTCAGCATCAGTTTGGCGCAATACTTGACGACGAAGATATTCCAATGAGAAATACTTACCAGCAAAGGGATCCATCTGCTGCAGAAGAGCAAGACGAGCATTCATAATCTCTTGCTCTTTCAACTCACTGAAGTAGTTGTCGGCAACAAAATCAAATTGGATGTGCTCCTTCATGTCATCCCACTCTTCAAGAGTGGCGACACCTTTCAACACAAGTTGTGTTTTTAAAATGTCAAGGAAGAGGTCACTAAACCTCTTGCGAAGTCTAATAACAAATTTTTGGAATTTTACTTCATCGCGGGTGATCTCTGCAGACCTACCAACGTTAAATGATGTATCTGATTCTAAACGTGACTCAGGTACGTTGAGTGATCTGTAAAGTTTCTTCTGGAAATACTTGACATCCTCCAACTCGCCTAGGTTTTGTCCACCAGGAAGAGTAGTAATTTCTGTGCCGCGTCCACCCTCTCTACGAGGTAGCCAGAAGTCTTCTAGCATAGACATGAATTTTTTATCATCACGAATCTCACCAGTGTCAGCGTTATACACCAACTTGTTTCTATAGCGAGACATTACCTCACGAAGGTATTGCTCAGCTTTTTGTTTGGGGAGATTACCAACATCAATATAGAAAATACGACGCTCAGGTGCTCTACTTAAACGATAGATCACCAAAGAGTCTTCAATCATTCGCAGTTGATTGACTGCTTTAATTGCTTTGTGGAGGTGTGACAGCACATAGTTGCGCTGCATATCAACTTGCCCTGAATGGGTAAAGCAAATTGCATCAGGTGCAATTTTGATCCCATGATTCTCATACCCACGAAGACCTTTGGGTGAGTAGATAAAATACTCAATTGCTTTAGGGACAAGAGTATTCATTGCAGGATCTGAAGGTGACAACCTATCCTTAGGCTTGTCATACTCAATAACCTTTTTGATCTTGCGAGGATCGATATATCTTAACTCTGTAATTCCTTCGGCAGGATTATCAGGGTTGATCATCTTATGATAAAAGAGGCGACCGTCGATATACCAACGACGGAAAATATCATACGCCTTCCTATCAAAGTCAAGGAGTGAAAGTACATTCCCAAACTCTTCTCTAATTCTTGTCTTGACGGTATTTGAAACTTTGAGATTAGATAACTCAATGTCTACAGGATGATCGTCAAGGTCACCTGCAATTGCTTCATTTACAATATCTGCAATTGCGGCATCTGCTTCTGGATGAAGTGACATCTCGCGGTATCTACCGACAAGATCAACTTCACTAGATTTATTAGCAGAATCTCCAAGGTCAACGTATTGACCAAAATAACCGCCAGCGGCTATGGGTTGGGCAGCATCGTCAGAATCTTTATGCACGAAAGAAGGACCCTTGTTGGAGTCCTTCTTCTTGCGATCAAGTGAATAACCAAATAGTTGTGACATTGCTGTCTCGTGTTACATTATCAATTATTTATAATAAATATCAGACTGCATTTCCAGCATTGACATCGCTAGCATAAGTCCAGTATTGTACCTGGAATTCTACTGTATACTCTTCTGCTGTATCGTTGCTATCCCATGCCAGGTCAATGGCAGAGATATTAGAAGGCCAAATGCCTTCAAACAAATACGTTCTGACTGCACCACCTTGGCGATCATACTGACGCACGTATGCGTTAGCTTGATACTCAGCAATGGTGCGAGGATCCTGCAGGTTTTGCTGCAGTGCCTGGATTCTGGTGGACCACTCTTCAAATTTGGAGCGAAGTGCAAAACCTTGATCGTTAAGCACAGTCACTGTCCAAGGTTCGAAGGTGCGATCACCAGCGATCTTGAGTGTGCGACCTCTATAAGGCACTTCAATCACACCCACTGTAGAAGCGGGGATGTTTGCTGCCTTCACGAGGAAGGTGGACAAAGACAGCGAAGAGCTGCCACTGCCTGCTTGAGAAGCACCAGCAGATTCTTGAGACCTCTGCTCCTGAGATCCAGGAGTGGCACCCGATGCAGGGGTGCCAGAATCTACGATGCCAGGGAAACCGATTTCAACTTGAAATAGGTTGGGGCGTGCCAGGTCACCAATACGGTTACGGAAGTCAAAGATAGGTGCATTAATTTGTTTCCCTTCCGTTTGCCCTGGATAGACAGATGAATCGAATTGAGCCATTGAATGTTACTCCTGTTTGATGATAATAGGAAAGGGTAGTTACGAAACGATTTCAGCGAAACTTGCGCCAGTTCTCGTTGCGGTGAATGTGAGAGAGATGAAGTTAATCGAGCGGGTAGGCTTAATGAAGATCTCAGCAAAGAATTCGCCACGGTCAATAGCATCTGCAGGGTTGTTGGTGCCGTCGCAAACTACAAGGAAGTCTACGATACCACGACGGGATTGCACCGAGCGGAGGAAAGGCTCAACAGTATTCTTGAATTGTTGACGAGTAAATTCGTCATTCAATTCAAACAGGATGGACTTGGCAGAATCTGAGATTGCTTCTTCAATTACGAGGAAGAGACGACGGACATTGATCCGATCGAATGCAGACTGGAATCCCAGACCTGTCTTATCACCAAAGAGCACAATTCCTTGTCCAGGGAATGCTACGATTGGATTCACTCTGGCAGCATATAGGAGATCTCTATGATCCTTGAGTGGTGAGTATGCAAGTTTAATTGCATTTCTCAGACGACCACGGTTGAAACCAGCAGGAGAGAACCAAGGCTCGGAATTGAGAGTTGCACTCAAGACCAGACCTGCCATATCAGCATTACATGGGAGATAACGATAAACATCGTTATACTTGTCGTAGATATACTTGTAGTTGTTATCAAAGACAGCATACGAAGATGATGTCAGTTGATCGTAGTAGTTGACTGTCCGAGAAACAATCGTTGCAGTATTTGCTTGTCCAACAACATCTGGCTTATAGGGCGAGATGAATGCCATACAATCTTTACGTTGCTCTGCAATCGAGATGATGTGCTGTGCCTTAGCAACTGTATCAGCACTGCTATTCATCGAAGGACCCATCAGGATGTAGTCCAGTTCCACTGTTTCAGCATCGTTGAAGAGGCTGTATGCACCGAGAATGTCAGGACGTGAGATGGTATAACCATCAACACCACCTTGCAGTGAATAACGTAACGTTGCGCGATTCTTAGTACCTAGGAGAGGCTCTGCTAATGGATTAAGTCCTGTAGGATCATCCAAGTTGTTAAGAGACTCAGCAGACTTGATCAGGTCAAACTCTTTGTTGACACCTGAGATACCCCAAGCACCATTAGTGGTAGTGTCCTTATCATAGATGTTAGCAGTCTCATGAGCACCCCAATAGAGGTAGTTGGAATACGTCTTAATAGCATCCTTATAGTAAATGTTATCACCTTGAGGTGATCTAGCATCATTTGCCTTAGAAACATTGAGATGCTTCTCAAGCAGAGCACCAGGTGTGCCTGTCAGGGATCCGTCGCCATCGAGGACGAGGATGTGCATCAGGTCATTGTGACCGCCACGATCAGACGCCCATGCGGATGTTGTAGGACGAGCAGCGATATTAGACCAACGCTGACCCTTGCCATAGAGACGGGTCTCATAATCGGAATCTACGTTAGCAACCTGCAAACTTGCAGCGTTAGCATCGGTAATAGTTTGGTTTGCTTGGAATAGAGGTGATCCTTGATTCAGAGCAACACGCAATTCGCGGGAAATTGCTTCAACATCACCACTATCTCCAGTTGCACTACCAGCAGATCCGCTGTTGTTTGCCAACTCGGAAATGGTATCGTTAACTTCCAAGATATCGGAAGATGTGCCATCAACTGTAATTTCCAGTTTACGTGTTGTAGGATCCCATGCAACAATTCTTCCAGTGAAACCACCAGAAACAGCAGTAACGAAATTATCCTTTTCAAAAGATCCGATCAATGCCGAATCATTCTTGAGGGTTACAGTGAAGGTGTAACTATAAACTTTACCGTAGATGTTAGCAGAAGAGTATGCAACTTCAGCGTTGTTGGTAAATTCCCACTCAGTAGTAGTAGGGGCTGCCAAATACAGGACCTGATCAGGACCAGCATCGGTCATTACAACACGAACTGAGTTGCCATACTTACCAGCAGTTTTAGATGCCCACTTCCAGTTGTTTGCTGCACTTTCTACACTGGTTTCATACTCAGCCTGATTTTTGATCAGAGGAGCAGCAACACCAGTTGCAGTAGATTCTGCAACTTCGGTCTTGTTAGTAGTTACAGTTTGAAGAGTAACAGATGATGCATCGGTGTGTGCGCTAGCAGTAGATCCCAATACGCCACGAGTGACGCTAAGGTTATTTCCAGAAACACCTGTGATCTGCAAAAACTCGTCATCAATTCTGATGTAGGAGTTAGTGCCACCAGCAAGAGCAGTAGCAGAAGTAACAGTCAGAGTAGCATCTGCATCTGAGAAGGTGCCACCTTCGTTGACTGTGCTGCTAGTGCCTGCTGCTTCAATCAGAGTAATCTGAGATGCAGCAGCGTGGGATGCAGCAGATGTTGCCAACTCACCGCGAGAAACAACAACGTCGCTACCAGCAATGGATTGGACAGTCATCAACTCGGAGTCAATGAGCAACACATCAGTGACATCAAAATCAGTAGAAGATAGCACTGTAAGAGTGGTATCTGATGCACTGAAAGAAGTAACCGTAAACTGAGCGGTGTCGATTGCGTTTTTGAGCGATGCATTCATCGCACGGACAAGTTTTAGTGTGCCACCATAGAGCAGATACTGCGCGGCGGAAAACCAATACTCGCTATTTTTGGTCGCCCTACCGAATACAATTACGAGTATTGGTTTTCCGCCGCG